CGCTAGACCATGCCCAAGCGATAGAGGCAATGTCTACGATGATTAATAAGAAAACAAATAGGTAGGTAACGACAGGGCGAACAGAGGCTCGTAGGTTAATGATCCATTGGCTTGCACCTTTACCGATTTCTATATCGTGTTGGTACATCGCTGTTCGTTCTTGTGCCTGAGTCTGCATTTGTATTTGGTCTGTACGGATCTCCTCGACCCTAGCCTGTGCTGCGTAGCCTCTTTCAAGCATTTGGAGTTCTCTCTCCGTTTGCATCTTGGCTAGTTCTAGTTCATGGGCTTTATCGGACTTGTCTTGAAAGAAGTCTAAGAGTTTAGGTAGTCCACCCATTAGGAAGGACAAAGCTGTAGAGATTAGTGTAAACATTATTTACCCTTTATGACCCCAAGTAAGATACCAGGCAATGACTGTAGCCAACGCATAGCACATATACATAACTCTACGCACTTCTGCCAAATCTTTTCTAAATTCATTTTCTATTTCCTTCTCTTGTTTTTCAATCTTTAGTTTAATGGCTTCTACTTCTGACCATCGTTTTTGACCATGATGTTTCACAAAATCTTTCTTGACCTGTTCTTCTTTTATTCTTATATCTTCTTGTTTTTGCCATTGCATCATGGCTCGTTTGAAATACTGCTCTTTTACTACTTCTACTTCTCTGATTTGCCTTCTGCGTTCTAAGGCTTTTTGTTGTGCTACCGAGGCTGCTTCTTTCTGGACATCCTCGATAGATGATCCGATAGCTTTACCGGCTTCTTTTCCTGTCTTTACGCTTTCGCTAAATGACTTTGCACCCTCTAAAAACCCAAATTGATCGGACATAGTTCATAGGCTTAATTTAATTTCAAAACAAGAGTAAGTAGTATGGCAATAATAAAAGCAGTAGAACCCATTAGGATCTGTTCTAAGCGTTTTAGCCTAGCGTTGATCCCTGTATAGCGTTCAGCACAGACTGCCTCATGCGCTGATAAAGCAGCCTCGTTCTTGTCAATCAAATCGTTCATGGTTTACCTTATTGTTTCTCTAATGACTCTTTGAGCATCTTTACAAATGCATCTTTTCCTACTCTTAATTGGTCTAATGCGAATGATGCAGAGGAAATCTTACGATCTAAGTCTAGGCAATGATTAACCAACATCTTTTGCTCATCGGTCATATCATCAAGATTGTGTTCTACATCATCAATTACGATTGTCTGTGTTTTTTTCTCGGACATCGTTACTCTCCAATTACCAAGGTGTGCCAGAACTGCTGACAGGATTCTTTTGCGCTTCTATCTGACTAGTTAAACCAGCTTCTATTGCATCCTTATCTACCCCGTTAGCCCAGCACCAGCCTAAGACTTCTGCCATTGTTACTTGTGCGTAAGGGATTGTTGGTGTGCCAGTAAAGCCACAAGTGCCATATACGGATGCACTATATTCACCATCTATTGCGGTGCAATTCCAATGAGCCGTTGTGATAAATCCGTTTGCTGTTTCGTAGTCGGTTTGACTAATGTTCCATGTTGCCATTTTAGTTTCCTTTTAGTGTTTGTAATTCAGCTTTTACGCTGTCGAGTTCTGCTTTAAGTTCTTGGATTGCTTTAACAAGGTATGGGACTAAAGTGCCATTATCAACACCCCATACTCGTTTAATTGAACCATCTTCGTTATCTTCGCCAACCGCAACTGCTCTTGGAATTACATCATAAAGTTCTTGGGCAATAAAACCTACATTTGTATTTCCTGTTTCTTTCCAATCATATTGACGAACTTTTACTTGTTCCAAAATAGGCAAAGCTAAAGGAGCATCAACAATATTTTCTTTTAATCTAATATCCGATGTAGCGGATAATTGAACTTGACCAGCACCATTGTTGTAATAAATGTAACCACGCTGTGTAGTTGTTGCTGTTTGGAAAGAAATATAATAGTGGTCAACGCCAGTTGCAGCAGTGCTTGATATAGCAGCACCAAAAGTAGAACCTGTAAAAGTACCTTGAGATACAAATTTAGAAGTTACTCCAGTAGGAGTTGCCGCACTAGTTGCACCAACCAACAAATTACCACTAGAGTCAATACGCATACGCTCTGTTGTTCCAGCGGTAGCAAATGTAAAACTATTTACATCGTGGTCAAATCTAAAAACACCGCCAGTTCCGCCATTAGTATCTTCAAATAATAGCTGTGCCGCAGTAGTTCCATCTGCCCCTGTAGCTTTAAAGGTAATGCCTTTTTCGTCAGCGTGAGCAATTGTTAATTTGTCTGTAGGACTACTAGTACCAATACCTACATTACCACTAGAGTCGATACGCATACTTTCTGAAAAACTAATAATATTTCCTGCTGTGCCTGATGCAGCAGTAGCCCAAATATGAACACCATTACTTTGCTGATAATAGCTTGCGCTATCAGTATTTATATAGAGATTGTTAGTTCCATTAAAGAATACATTGCTACCAAGAACCACATTGGAAGAACCAAAGTCAAAAAAAGCTCCACCGCTACCTACTTGTAATGCTGTTGCTCCACTCCAAGCACTAGGAACAACGCCAATCCCTACATTACCTGTGCTGGTAATACGCATAGCTTCTACACCACCTTCTGTAAAGGCAATGGTATCGGCAGCAGGGAAGAAGATACCTGTATTGGTATCGCCTGTAGTAGTGATGGCTGGAGTTCCTACTGCACCAGCAGAGAATGTAGATACACCTGTAGCTTCTAGTGTGGTGAACTTACCAGCAGCAGCTGTTGTTCCACCGATAGCACTATTGTTGATTGTAGAACCAGTAATAGTTCCACCTGTGATCTTAGGTGCAGTCATGGTATATGTACCATCCCTAATACCATCTCCACAGTCTCGGATCTGTGCCATCATATCGCGCATAGTATCGTTTACTGCGGATGGGAGCATCCCCTCTGGCGCACCATCTGGAGGTGCTGCTGTATTACTAGAAGGGGTTAGAGAATATTTTGTATATGCCATGATTTTCCTTACTGTTGTTCTGTTTGAAACTCACCAGATAAAAGACCTCTTAGTCCTGTAACAGGTACATTATAAGTTCTTGGTTGGAGTTCTGGCATCCTTCCAAGTCGCATCATATCTGCTAGGTTTTGAATAGATGACCTGCGTACATTTTCTGCTGCCATCCTAGATCCTGCTGCACCTGTTGCTATAGGTATGCCAATAGAAGGTTCTAAAGCCATAGCACCGCCTGAGAATATGCCTGATACTGGTCCAGTTGGAGCAAATCGACCAAAGAACTTGAATAAGTTTTGGGCTGTTCCACCTTTAGCAGCATCTACAATTGCTTCTTGCTCTTGCTTAGTAAACAAGCGCATCTTTTTGTCGTTCTTGGCTAACTGTCTTAACTGTTGAGCCATAGAGTTTTCTTCACCAGATGCAGTAAATTTAGACCGATCTAATTGGGCATTACTTAGCATATCCTCAAAAATCTCTGCTTTCTTTAGTTTGCCATAAGATGTTCTTGCATCTTTCCACATTTGTAGAGATTCTTTACTGCCACCAACAATAACAGAGTCAGGTGCATTAAGAATTGTGCTATCAAACTCATCTTTAAGAATACTAGCCAATCGTCTTTCATCTGCATCAGGGCTTTTTTGTGCGCCTTGAATCATTTTTCTCAATGCTTGTAACTCTGTAAAGTCTTTTGGAGTAGAAGTATTAGTTAGTTCTTCCAAAGCAGATGCGATCTTAGGATAGGCTTTTGGAGTATATCCCTCTTGCCTTAATTCTTTGCCAATAGTATTCATTCTATTAACAAACGCATCAGATTCAAACAAAACACCTGAATCTCTAGCTTTGGTAAATAAATTTGTAGATTCTTGTGCTAATTGCTCTTGTGTCGGCACACCTTTGGCTCTGCGAGTAGCAGTTGCTCCAAATGGTGCAGCAGTTGTAATTCCTGCAATCATTCCTGCCAATGGACTGCCGGTAGCCTCAGTAACATATTGGGCTGAAGCTGCTGCTGGAGCAGATGCTGCCACCTGTGCTTTAGGTGCTTCTGCTAACCGCTTAGATACTTCTCTTGTAACAGGGCTAACTGCTTGCTGTCCTAATTTCATAAGAGCAGGCAATTGGGCTAATGTAGATGTAATGCCACCTGCACCAGCCTCAATCATTCTTTCGCCTCGGCTTTCAGGTTCGGCAAGACCCATTTGAGTCATTGCTCTACTTGTTACTTGGCTAGGCATCTGTAACTGTGGGATTTCTGTGCCAACAACTTTATTGACACCACCAGAAATCATATTAATTAAGCTGTTAAGAGCATCACCAATTGGCAAAGCCATAGAACCTACTAACGCGCCTGCTGGACCACCTACAGCACCACCAGCAACAGCACCAGGCACAGTTTGAGCCATGCCTCTAGTAACCATTTCTGCTGTGCGAGCCATAGTGCCTTTTTGTGGCTTTTCTGATGCAGTAGCATCATCGTATAGTTTTTTGGCTGCTTTGTTGACCTCTGTTTCAGACATAGAGTCTGGAAACTCTACTTGTCCGACTTTTGGAATGTCGATAATCATTCTACTTTTCCTGTAGCTGGATTAAATTTCTTAATAGCGCCTGGTCTTGCCATTGGAGCAATTGGAGTTACTTTGTAGAACTCAACAATATCTTTCATCTCAGGATTTTTGCCTAGAGTGTCTAGCTTTCTATTGTATTCTGTGATGCTATATTCAGCTACTCGTTTGGATGCATTAGCAATTTGTTTAATCTCTTGTGCAGTCAAGCTATCAATATCGCCTGAGAATGCTCTTTCAGCTAACTTACCTTCGCTTTCAGTAATAGCACCCTCTCCACGCATTGATTTACGACCTTGCAATGTTAATTCTGCAAAGCCACGAATTGCTTGGCGAGTATTAGCAATAGTTTCTGCTGTGTTTTTACCTGTAACACCAAGAGTTTGACCAAATTGAGCTAATCTTAATTGAGGTGTTGCTAATGGACCAGAAATAATTTTGTTTGTATCTACTGCACCAATTACTCGATCTGCTGCATCAATCTGAATGTTTGCACCTTGTGCTTGAATCTGTGCATCTTTTAGCATTGGACCAACTTGTGATGCAATGCCTTTGCCTGTATCTACATTTATATTGGTTGATGGAGTTTTTCTTGCAATAAAGTCTGTGTAAGTTCCCTTAAATCCATCTCTGACTGCAAATTCATACTCCTTTACTGAGGATGGTGCTTTATCTGTTTTAACAGTAAGTTCTGCGTATTTAGCAGGATCAACTTGAGCCAAATATTGAAGGGCTGCTGTGTTTGCTAGTGTTGGATCTACAGTTCTTGGTAGGTTTGCTTGCAAAGCAGAAACAGTCTCTGCTTGTGCCATATCTCCACCAAACTCAGGTCGCATTAACATTTCTAATTGCGATCCTTGACCTGTAGCCATAGGAATATTCTGTGGTCTTTCTGCTGCTTTTAACAGTTTTTGGTATTGTTCTTGGGCTTGTTGCTTTTTCTTTAATTCACCCAACTGCATACCAGTTAACATTTGCTTTAGATTGCGATCAAACGATTGGTTATAGCCTTCTAATCCTGCGCCCAATGCACCACCCAAAGCCTGTCCTGTGCTGATAGGCTGTCTTGTTTGTCCAGACGAACCCAGTAAAGCAATAGCAGCGTTTAGTAAGGCTGCTTGGTTAGCACCTGACTGCATCCTTTGTGTTTCGGCAGGACTAATAAACTGAGAATAGTCTGGTTGTTGTCCGAATAAAGCTGATAGATCGATTGCCATAATTTATCCTAATAAAGAATTTCTTGAGACCATTCTTGGGCTAAGTAAACTTAATAATCCTGAATAATCTATACCACCATATTGATTAGGTTGTGATCCAATCATCATCTGTGGTTGTGGCATTGGTTGTTGTTGTCTGTTTGTTAGTCCGCTTAAAGATCTTAGGGCTTGTACAGCTTGTTTAGGGGTAATGTTAAATCCAGTTGAGCCTGGTAGGATGTCAGAGCCAGATGATGTAACTATATTGCCATTAGCATCTAGGATAATATCGCCTAGTTCGCCAGGTATGATGGTTGCTTGTGGTACAGAACCACCGCCATAAAAACCGCCTGGTTGTATATCAGCATCGCCAAGCGAGACTCCCATATTGAAATCTTCGCCTGCGTTAAAGCCGCCCATGTTGAAATCTTCGCCTGTACCATACCCACCGCCACCAAATTGACTACCTAATTCAGCACCAATTTGTTGTCCTGCATAAGACTTACCGGCAGATAAGAGACCTTCTCCTATAGTTCCACCTTCTTCTATTGTGTCTATACCATCAATAAGAGGTATAGCCCATGCGTTTCCACTAGCAACGGCAGCAACTTTAGCACCGAATTTAACAGGATCATCTGCAATTTCTTGTAATTGATCTCCTACATAATCTACGGCAGAGCTAGCAGTATTTTCAACAAAATCTCCAGCAGAGCCTAAAGTATTCTCTACAAAATCTCCTACGAATCCGCCACACATAATTAATCCTTTAAGTGTTTGACTGTATTAAAGCCAACAGTTTTATAACCTAGTCTTTCATAAAACTGTTTGGTTTTATCCATGTCTACTGCTGTTGTTTGTCCTAAATGCAGATCATCCACATTCATTTCTTTAGCCCATGTTTCTAGTGATTTTACTAGTTTAAGTGCCACTCTACTACCTCGATACTCAGGTAAAACAAAGAACCCTAAATCGCTGACTCGCTTACGATTACTAAAAAAGTATTCATGCGCTAGACCAGATATAAAACCAACAATTCTGTTGTGTTCTATAGCTACAAATACAACACAATTAGGGTTCTTAACTAAATGTAAAATCTTGTGCTTCTCAGGTACTGCATAAGAAAACTCTGCCTCGGCTACCATTTTGGTAACCAATTCAAAAAACTCCTCTAAGCGATGTAGTGTAAGTTTTTCTATTATCAGAAGAATCCACCACCTAGTAGACCACCGCCTAAAGCACCTAGTCCACCACCAATTAAGCCACCATAACCACCTAAGAAACTAGATGGCAACATACTGCCTAATGCGTAGCCACCTAAACCGCCTGCAATACCGCCACCTAGTGCGCCTGCCGTTCTGTTTTGGTATGTTGGTTGTGCAGCAGGTGTTCCAAACTGACCAAGTGGTGAGCCGTAGACAGACGATAAATAGCCTGACAACTGCTCGTAAGGTAAACGCTGTTGGTAAGCAAATCGACTCATTTCCTCTTGTAGAGGTTGTGCAGCGATTGCCTCTCTTTGTGCGCCAATTTGTCCTAATGTTTGAGAAGGCAAGAACTGTTGACCATACATTTGTGGTGCTGCTTGAGCTAATGCAGCTTGTTGCAACTGAGCCTGTTGTTGTAGCTCTCTTTCCCGTTGGTACTGTGTGCCAGCGATATTGGATGTAATATCCCCTAGAGACCTTCCATACGACTCTGTAGCCGTTCCTAATGCTCTTTCCATAGCACCACTACCTAAACGACCAGACTTGCTGTAAAGGCTCGAAATGCCAGGTAATACCGATTGGCTAAATTGTTGGGTTAGTGGGCGAGTAGCAGCATCAATCATTGCCTGTTGGTAGGGGTTTGAATTTAAGAAACCACCAGCAGCCGTCTGTCCTACTTGACCTAAAGACGATTGGTAAGCCTGTTGAGCCTGTCCTAAAATTGGGGTTGCTTGTCTAGCAATATCTTCTTGGGCTTGTAAAGACTGAAGTGTTTGTTCTGATGGGCTTACATAAGTTTGACCAGGGAACATCTGTGGCTGTTGGCGCAAGAATATCTCTTGTGCTTGGCGTAATCCTTCTGTAAGGAATGGTCTAATACCAGCATCAATTTTAGATGCTTTTTCATCTACAGTTCCAGGTGTAATAGGCTCGCTTGGTAGAAAATTTATAGGATTAGTGTAATCCTCTCGTATTCTTGGAAGTTCAATTGGTCTATAGCCAGGAGGGAATTGTGGATTTTGTCTAATGTAAGTACCTGTTGTACTGTCATAAACATCTACATAATCTTTGTAGTCAATATCATTTCTAGTATTTGGGTTGGCTAGGTCATATTCTCTTTGGTTATTCCTCATACCACTTAGTCCACCAGGGAAACTTCCAGGAATTCCTGAGAATGGTGAGTTTGGAATATTTGGGTTTTGTATTCTATTTCCAAAATTATCAAGATATGTAGTTGTACCAACGCCACCAGGACCACCTGGACTTGCTATACCAACAGCCGGTGTTCCATAATTCTGGTTATAAAACTGATTGAACGCATTTGCATCACTAGCATAGCCAAATGGCTGACCAAACTGATCGTTGCCTATAACTGCTGCACGAGGACTACCCAAACCTTGTGCATTTTGTGCATCTAACTGTCTTTGGAAAGCATCTCTAGCTTCTTGATAGTTAGGAGGCAATTGTCCGTTTGCGCTAAATGATTGTGTTAAAAATGGGTTCAACATTGTTGAGTCTCCAATTGCCATAATATGTTCCTTTATCCTACGATGATATATTTATAAGTCATGCCTGATACTGAATTAGCAGGATGACTAATGGTTGCACTTCCTGCTGTTATTGCTGATATATAAGGCATTGTAAAAAGATTACTGGTATAGCCATTCGATGATAGATAACTCATGGTGGCTATGATGCTAGGTGTTGCCGGTCTAGTAGGTGAAGTATCTGTAGCAAAATGTTCAATTGTTACACCAATGTCCGATGGTCTCCAAACTAACTCTACATAATCGTTTTTCTCTAAAGCAATAAAGAAGTTTAATGATCCGATCATATGACTAGGAACGCTTGCACTTTTTCTTTGTGAGATACCAAATTTACTATTTGATGCTGCTACATTAGTACCATTTTTGCTAAACCATACATCTATAAACTCAGGATCATTAACTGTGCTTTTAAACTGCACACTAAACTGAATGTTGTAGAGTCCAGAGTAACCTGCTGTTAGTTTCGTATTACTGACTAAACTTGCACCTAATGCGTAGTCTGTGGTGCTGAACGACATAATATTAGCTGCAGTCGTTGTTGTCGCAGCTTGGTCTGTATCGTCTTGTACGGCTAAATAAGGGTAAAACGATGCTGCTGATACATCATCTGCTGGCACTAGGATAATGACTGAATCTGCACCAATCCTAGCATCTGTTAAGGTCGTAGTGCTTGCGCCAGCCGTTGCTAAAGTAACAGAGCCAGTATTGTTCGTCTTGCCGTTCATAATGCCATTGACTACTTCGGCTACACCACGCTGATCTGCTCCGAAAGGAGGTAACACTCTATACATTATCTAGTTCCTAGAGGGTTCATTTCTACATCTAGTCCTACTGCATTTGTCCATGCACCTGTAGGTGTTAATTGTAGACGATGATACCTTCCGACACCACGCACAGATACTCTATTTTCGCTATCTGCTGCGGTCTGCGAACCAAATACTACCTGCTCGCTTAATAGTCTGCGAGAGAACAAAGAAACAGAGCCAGATCCACCATCAACAATTGGTTTTGCTAAGACGATTGCCGATGTAGTGCCAGGCATCTCTATATCGCCTGTCTCTATATACGCTGTGTTGTTTGATCCTGAGAAGGTAATAATCTTAGTATTCTTAACTCCGGCAAACTGCATCTTACCGCCAAGCCAAACTCTTTCATCAAAACTTGATTGAATCTGCTCTAGGTTACCAAATACATCCATACCTTCTAAGGTAAATGATGGTGTAGAGGATGATGCGATTCTGCTTGCATCGGTTGTACCGCTTGTCCATCTGCCTGTTTCATAATTGTAAATAAGCAATTTATCGACTGTTGCAGATGCTTGGCTTGCATAAGCCCAAACCACTAACTTTCTAAATGGGTCTATCGCTGATGACATAAGGTTTAATAAACCCTCATCGACATCATTGTAGAAAAAACGATTTACTTTCTCGTTTCCGATAGGTAATACCTGTTGCCCATCACACGCATAGAATCCATCATCCGATAGGAAGAAACTTGTTCCTCCGTACTGAACAATGCTATTAGCCTCGTAGCACCCTAAGTTACGACTGATATTGTCGAACTGAAAGACTAGAGGACTACCGATGTAGCTCATGCGATGGATTGACCTGTCCATAAAGACTAGACCATATTCACCACCAGTAATGCCTACAATCGAGCCACCATCGGGAATATCTTGGAAGTCTGCCTGTGTCGTAGCTGAATTAGCCCAACTGGACTCATCTCCCAAGGCTGACCATTGCACCCTGTATGGATAAACAGTAGCCGAATTTACATAAGCTGATACTACGAAATCGCGCACTACTGTTACATACCGAGACTCAGGAGCATCTACTGCTAGGTCTTGAAATGTAGAAGAGCTGTTTAAGTTATATCCCTGTAAACGATTACCACCATTGGCTGCCACAATGACATTACCAAATTGGGTAAATCTCCATCTTTGGTTGCTAGGTGTTACATAAGCAAAGGTTACTGTACCTGTATCA